CTTATTGAACAGAAAATACGTATCGATGTAGGAAACACGATCGGCACCGTAAAACGCATCGGACACGATCTGAGTCATCGTCGAGGCGGCTAGATCAATCGCATAGCCCTTGGTCGATCCATCCACCAGAACAAGCGTGGTGGCATTGTCGTCCATGCTCACCGGGCCGGCTGAAGTGCTGATCGTCCCGAGAGAGGTAAACGACCAGCCGGAATCTATGGCGTAGACTGTATTCCCGGCGACGCCATAAAGCTTTCCATTCGTTGCGGCGTAAATCCCCCGCCATCCGCCGGTTGGCGCTGCGTTAAGCAGCCGTGTCCCCGGCGTCGGATAATATGTGAATGGCACGGGAGAATCAGGCGGGTTCTTCTCCGCGAATAGATTGAGGGAACGCTGGCAATTTGCGATCAGGCTGTGTGCGGTATACGCCCCGCCGGATAGCGCAACCCTGGTCACTGGCGCTTCATCGCATACATGAGACCGTTCGGGTTCCCGATCGTCGCTTTCGTGGTCCAACTGCACGGGATGCCGGAATAAGACAACGCGATCAGAGCATTGATGCGATCGGCAATCTTTGTGTACTGCGACAGGCCAGCCATAGCACCCATTTCGCACAAGGCGCGGGCGGTAAGACCGTAAGAATTGCCATTGAACGCGCCGCCGGTCGGGGTAGCCGCGTAATAGACTGGCGCCGTCGCCAAACCGGAATCCGTCTGAAGACCGTTGATGAAGAGGGGCTGCGGCGGCGGATAGTTGTTGTTGAGGTATGCCTTGAAGATGACGGGATTTCCCATGACGCGATCCTTCGGCGCCGTCATGAAATTGGCTTCAGCCGGAGGATTATCCGGGGACCCGTCGCTTATGACCATCCATTGCGAGTCAATTACTTTTTCGGTTCCACCGCCGTCTGAGTCCCAAATCGGCAAGAGGGCCTTCCAGAAGTAAGTGTCGAGGAATGTTCTAAAGCCGGGACGATTACCCTTCAACACCTCGCCCATCATGGGTATCTGGAGATACATGACCATCCACGGCTCCTGACACCAGCTATTGTTGCTGGGCTGAGCCACAGTGAACTGGACAAAACCAACCGACTGACCGATTGGACCGACATGCGCATTGGCCCAAAGAAGTCCTATGTCCGCGCTGTCATCCATCACGTCAGACAGATACGGTTTCGCCGGGTGGGCGTCTGGGCATACCCATTCGCACTGAGAGAAAATCTTCAGTTCATGCCCGGCGCCACGCGGCTGCAACATGATCGCCCAAGCCCACGTCATAGTCTTGCCGTTGAAAACGGCTGATCTGGTCTGCTGTCCGAAGCCAGATGAGGCTAGAGCATAGCTCGCAAGCTCAAGCGATTCGTCAAAGAAAATCGGATCGCCAGATGTTATAGCGGGCCAATAGGGAGTATGGGGGATATGTGCGGTATCTCCAGTCTGATTGTCAAAGTAGCTCCCACCGTAACCATTCCATCCTGACCATCTAATACGAGCCGGAGACCCTGTGGGAGTGCCAGAGTTAAGAACCAGACTCGTATTAAGCGGCGGCATCCCAGGATAGGTGCTGTTGCCCAGGCGAGTGGGACCGAAGTTAACAACGGGGATTTCGTGCAGACGTTCGTCACGCCAGAATAGCTGGCGATCCATAAAGCTTAGAGCTATGAGCCTGCAACTCATAGCCATTCCCACGTCTTGAGGAAGGCATATCGAAGCGAATGCGGTAGGAGAGAACATGTTGATTCTCTCATCCATCTGGGCTTCGCCACCATCACCGATGTAGTAGATATTTTGATTGCCCGGCAGATACGTCATGTTCTGGACGTAGCGCGGGAGGGGTCCGATCCATGATGCCGGCGTTATAGTCGGGTCCATTGGAGGACAGCAATGCGTTTTGGCAAAGACGTAGTTTCTGTCGTAGCCAACTAGCAACTTCGGCAGGCTTCCTGCGCCGTTCCAGAACGGATAGGTATCCGGCCCCATGATCGGGGCTTTGCTTCCTCCTGCAATCGCAGCCTTCATGACCATCGTGTGAGTGCCGGTGCCCTGGCTCGTGATCTGCGCAGAGATCAACGTCCAAACAAGCGTCCCGCCAGCACTGTTGTCGGCAAACACCGCTCCGGTGGGCTGCGCTCCAGTACTGACTCCAGCCGTAGAACTATAGTAAACGCCTCCGTTGGAGTAAATCCATTTATTGACCGCAACACTCAGGCCGGCTGTAGGAGCAGCCATCTTGACGAAGCCGTTTGTCACGATCCTCGTTGCAAGCAGACGGCTGGTGCAGGGGATGACGGTCCCGGCCGCACGGTTCGACGTGTCAATCGCGGCCCAATATGTCGTGGTTGATGCCGGCCCCAAGCCGCCGGGCAGAGTTCCCGTCGATATAAACCCGATCGGATTTCGTGGCTGGATCGAAAGAGTGGCGCTCGCGTTGGCTCCCCCTTGAAAGGTTGCGTCAATCCCAGCCTTGGCGATATTGACGCCAGAAGGTCCGAATGTCCCATTGTTTAGATCATTGGGTCCGCCGATCGCGCCGATAAAGACTGCCCCGTTATATACGTCAACCGAATCCACCACGTTCAGCGGGGCATCGGTTACTAGATCACCTACTGTCCCTTGCGGGTTCGGGCCGTAAGTCTGGACATTCTCTAGCAAGCCACGCACGCTGAATGGGCCGCTTGCCGAAAGCGCCGTAACGTAGAGCTTCAGAAAAACCCAACGGTGGTAGCCTCCATCGCTGTCGCGCTGGAGGTATTGGCCGAAGCACCATTCAGAGCAATACGGCCCCGATTTCCACTGCCGAATGTAGCCCTGCGGATAGGTGCTAGGCGCACCAGAGAAGTTCGCGATGATCGTATTGACCGAGACGGTAAACGTGTCGGAGCCGATCTTGCAAAGAGCCTTGATGTCGCTATTCGCAGCGAGAGTGGCGGTCGTGCAAACTGGCGTTGACGGCGGCGTGCCAGACTCGGCCTTGACCGTGAATGTGCCAGTCGATCCGGCCGTGAGCGTCGTGCCGGTGGCGTATCCGCTGACCACCGCGTAGTTTCGCGAGCCGTCAGGCTGCCAGCCCGAAGCCGTCTGGTCCACCTGCAAATCGGTAATCTTGCTGGCGCCAGCCGCATCATAAAGCGCCAGCTTGAAGCCATTGGCCGGATATTCGCTGCGGGCAATGGGAATGCCGAACGTAAAGAATGGGTTCGTTTGCGTCGGCTGCCCCGCTGGGTTCGTGAGCGTAATCTGAGTGCTCAGCAGACCGCCCGCAGCCGGCGGTGGCACGGGCGGGGCAGTCAGCACATTGCCGCCGCTGGTCAGGATTTTGCCACCGCTGATCATGACTTGAGCGTGCGCAGTGGCAGCGGCCAGCGCCGATGCAGCAACGCCGCCGAGAAGGTTGCGCCGGTTCAGTTGCATCCGTAGTCGAACCTTCCGGCGCCGAGCGACGATGCGAACGTGACAGGAAGCGCGGTGGTGCTCGGGTTTGTGCCGTAGGCAATCGGGTTGCTCGGGGCAACCCAGCACCGCAGCGCGGGAGAGTGCGTCGCCGCAAACGTCACCGTGCAAGCCGTCACGGTTCCAGACCCGACGTTGATCGTGCCGCTATAATCGGTCGATCCAGCTCCTACCGTTGGCGACGTGCCGCAAGCCGTGACCGTAGGGGCTGTCCCGTTGCGCATGGCGTTCCCCACCTGGGCACCACTCATAGTCAGCGTGCCGTCGCTCAGGTCTGCCGCTGACGGCTGTCCAAGTGAGGGAATGCCGCTCGTCGAAATCGACGTGATGAACTGGTGCGAAACCGGCGCGATAGACTGGACGCCGCCGATCGTTGAAGCCGTGGGCAATGGAAGGCGCGCTGCGGCCAACGTGCCGGACGTAATTTTGGAAGCGGCTAGGCTGCACACGATCGAGACCACGGGGCCGCCTGTGCCAGAGCAGTCGCCACCCACACCAAGCATGTTGTAAAGCTGCTGGACGGTCGCCTTGCCCGTGGTCGAGGGAGTGCGCCAGAGAAGCATCTCATCCGTCGTCACGAGGGGCTGAGATAGCGCCGAATGATTGTCGATCGTATTCGCTGCAATCGCCGGGGCAGCGAATGAGACCGACGCCAGGAGCGCCAGTGCAAAGTTGCGGACCATAATGTCTCCTGCCTCAATCCGTAATCGCAGTGCCGTCGTCGTCTGTAATCGCGGTGCCGTCGTCATCCGTCCAAGCACCAGCAACGGAACCACCACCGCCCTGCGTGCCAGGCGCAACCATGCTCAACTTGAAGCCCGTCATGAGCAGCTTGTTGTTGAGCACGGCCAGGGTCTGCGGGGTGATGTATGCCGTCTTGTAAGGAGGCGTCGTCGTGTCGAGAGTCGGGCGGCTGCCGAGAAACACATCTCCGGTGCTCGTGGTCGGTCCGGTCCCGCCGGGAATCTGTGGCGCCGTGATCCCCCAATAGCTATTATTCGTCAGAACTGCTGTTGCGGTGCTGAAGTTGAACATGACGATCGGCGTCTGCGCCGTGAGGTCGTTTACGATCGTGTTGTTCGATACCGAAATCGTGCGGCCTGGATTCTGCGTGACGCCGGTTTCCTCACCATAAGCGAGGATTGCCGGATTCGCCGCAGCCGTTCCCTGCTGAATGATGTTGTTCGTTATCGTCACGTTCCCACTCTGAGGGATGTCCACCGAGTAGGACGACGAAGACGAGTTATCAAAAATTCGGTTGTTCGATACAACGGTATTCAGCGCACGAGATTTGACCTCATGGCCGCCCAACGCGTCGTGGATGTAGCTGTTCTGAATGGTGAACTGAGGCATA